TGCGCTATCAAAAACTTTGATCCATTGGGAGCCATTAAATTCAATGATGTCGTTTTGATATGCTGTCACTGTGCCCCAAGCACTGTAAAATTGATTCTCAACTGCACCAATATCGTCTGTTAACAGATATCTTGTGCCCGCAGCAGGAGTGAGCAGTGCATTGTCGACATCAATGTTGAGTGGATTTATAATTGCATCCACTGCATCTATGGTGTTAATAGGCATGGTATCTTCAATTGGAGTAAACAACAAAATGTTGGGATCAGCTGGATGATAAGTTATTGATCCTATCAATTCATTGCCGGTGGGCAACTCAATTCTGATTTCACTCTGACCAGTGACCAATGTTCCGTATATGTCAATAAACGCTCGCCATGTGTCTGGCGCACCTACTTTTGTTATGTTTGATTCGTCGTCTACTACTTCTTGCGGCTTGAGTAATCGCAATTGATTGCCGGAATAAAATATACCATAATTTAATGGAGTAATTCTTGATCTTCCTACTAAATTAGAAAGAACTGTTTCTTCGCTGAACCCGCCTTGCTCATCGTATAAGTTTGCAATAAATTTTTGTATAACACCTAGACGCTTGACTTTGGCTGGCGCACTAATCCAGATAGGCATTTCAAACGTTAGTGTGGCAACATCAATTGGTTCTTCGGTGCTGGTAGGAATAGCACGAGAACTCCACATCATTTCTGTCAGCTGTACATAAGTCAAACTGGCCCAATCTATATAATTGTCCGTGCTTTGTATTTCTAAACTGGGATTAAACAACACAGCCAACTGTTCAATGATCTGCATTTTTTGTTCGGTATTGCTGGTCCATATGTCCAACTTGACAGTCAGTTTATACGGAACCGGCATCAAGCGTTCAATAGTATAACTATCCCCTTGATTGGAATTATACATGCCAGTATCAGGATCAAACTCACGTTCACGCAAATGCATCTTGCTAACAAAATTTGGTTCTTGCATACGAGACTGATCGTAGTTCAATCCATCAATATATGCAGCCATTGCTGGCACAGCATTTAAAGTGTTTTCGCTGTTGCCTTTTAGTATAATTGCGGCCTGTCGACTCTGATCTCCGTAGTACACAGGTACACGTTGTAAAGATCGAACTCCTTGACTGTTTTTACCAAATTCTACATCAATTCCACTAACAATTCGCATAAATTGTACCAGGAATCTTCGTATTTGACCGTCATAAAAAAATTGTTGACTCATTAATTATCTGCCTTGGGTCTTAGTGCTTGACTTAAACTCTGTCGTACTGTCACGTTACCAGAATTGTTTGTGTAAGTGTCAGTATTATTAACAAAGCTACTACGCTGAGTTTTATTGTCTGCTCCCAGTGTAAGGGTGGTTCTAACATTATCTTCTATCTTGACCCAACGACCTCCGTTCCATCTAAACAATCTGTTGGGTAGATAATCTGTACGCAGAGCATAGTCGCCGTTGTTGGGAGATGCGGGAAACGATATTCCAGAAGTTATAGGCAAGCCATTTGGCGGTCCGCCATCGCCAGTCAAATATCCTCGAACAACATCGTCGGGCGATAGTATACCAGCATCAGCACCAACTACATTGGTATCTCCGGTGACAGCTTCGCTATCAGTAGTAATACCAAGGGGATCACCAGGCTCTTCAAAAACTGTTTTTGATTTGATATACAAATGGCTGGTATCGTATCCGCTGTAAGGAAGATTAGATTCGGCTTCCTTGAGTATAGCATCGTTGATAGTTTGATATTTGCTGATAATGCTTGAAACAGATCCTAATGTGATATTACCAGCAGTGGGATCGCCTTCGGGCGCATCAACTTTGATTTGATTGAGTATATCTTTGTATTCTTGACTGTCTGTCAACGGATTAATTTTAACTCGCCACAGGTGCGGCCACCAGGTGGGACTAAATCCTTCTGATGCGTTGTTGCAATCGCTTACAACATAAAATCTTTTTAGCGCAACAGGTAAACTATCATCTAATGGATTGTAATCTTTCAAATGCATGAGTTCAATTACATCACCGGACATCAATTTACGCCCAATTGTTTCAATCATGTCATTGATATGGAAAACCATAAACAAAGTGCCAGTTTGCAAAAACATACCAAACTGGCTTAGATCAAATGTGACGTCCTGAGTCTGATAAATGCCACGCATGGTATAAACATCTGGGTCATATTTTCTGTCTCTGTTTTCCAAGAAAAACAAGTCTTGTATGTTTTGTGCGCTTTGATTGATATAACTTGGTTTGCTTGCACTCTCGTAAAATTTTACAGTAGAATTGCTTGATAGTGCAGCAGTGGTATTTGAGCTCAAAGTGACCGTGTTTGCTGTCTTGGCTATTACTGTAGTGTTAGCAGCGATACCGGTACCTACTACATAATTGCCTAATAGCACATCCCCGGTTGTACTAAATGTCAATGTTGGTCCAACATTGCCCTGTGACACAGTTGTAGTTTTTACTGTATTTTGTTCGTTTGTGCCAAGGTACTTGTGTACCAAAATACCAGTTCCGCCAAGAGTAAACATTTCGCTTATTCTGCGATCAAAGAATTTGTAGTCGTTGCTGTGACGTCCGTCTTTCCAAAGTGATAATCTTGGCACAATTGTATCCTGTTATTTTATATTTAGCGGCGGCCCACTTTGACATAAATTAGGTTATACAGTACAATACGTTATGAGCGAATTTAATTCAATGCAAGATTGGAACGCAATTGAAACACAAATCAAGCGTTCGCTGTGGGCACTGTACAATTTGCAGCACAAGCGCCAGCTCGAACGAATGTATAAAAATGTATTACAAAGTATTACAGAGCTCAGCAAATTGGATGTAGATAGACGTCGACTTGGGCGTAGTGCTAAGTATGACGAGCAGTTGCTAAAAGTGCAACAAGAGTTGCAAGAATTGCAATCTTGGCTCATGTTTGCAACACTGCTTGACGAAAAACCCGAAGAATAGTATAATAGCATTTTGCACAGTACAAGGAGCTATCCGTATGGCTACAGCACAAAGCGTTAAAGCACCCAAAAAAGCACCCAAAAAAACTAGAGACCCATTGTTTACTGATGAAAAGTACACAGGCGGTGAACCAGTGTGGGACACAGAACGTGCTCTAAAAATGACACAAGCTGAATTTGATCATTTCTTGCGTAAAGGTTTTTTCTATTACAATTACTTCTACACTCAAAAAGATCTCAAGAAGCATGCAGTAAGTTGGATGCAAGAACAAAAATACAGCAAGGCAGATGTTAGTGCTTTTATTCGCAGCCCTGACCGTGCCATGCCAATGACAGCATACGGCCTGCTTATGTCGCACAAGCAAGGCATGCCGTTTCGCGAAAAAGAATTAAACTATTTTAAACAACAAATACACAATGCAATTAACTCAGCAGATGCTGAGCCAGCAGAAACTGCTACTGGTGCAAAAGCCGCAGAACCGATACCAGTAGTTAAAGCGCCAACAATTCAAGACCGCTTGAACGAAAAAACCAGCGAGCATTTGGCACACTTTGAAGGCCTGTACGATGAAGTAATCCTGGGCGAAATTGTGGACCCCAAGGCTTACGACTATTTGGTCTCTAACACAGTACCACAAAGTCAGATTAAAAAGTTTGAAGATTTGTTTATGCGCCGTAAAACTGAACTAGGCGAAGCATTGGGCAAACTTGACGAACAAGTGGTAGAAGCGTATCGACACTACAAAGCAGCAGACTTCAAGCGCCATCATGCTTTTATTCAAAGTATTTTGGATGCACTAGAGCAGTATCGCGGCGTCAAGAAAGCTACCAAAAAGGCTCGCGTTAAAAAGAGTCCAAGTAAAGAAAAGCTGGTAGCCAAGCTCAAGTACATGAAGGAAGAAAAGACGCTAAAGTTGGTGTCAATTAATCCTGTGGATATTATTGGGGCGCAAGAGCTGTGGGCTTACAATACCAAAACTCGTAAACTGTACAAGTACATTGCTGACAGTTTACACGGCCCGTTAGGCATCAAGGGCACTAGCCTGACCGGGTTTGACGAAACTCGATCCGTGGGCAAGACCTTACGCAAACCCGAGGAAAAGCTCAAGGAATTTGCTAAGGCTAGTAAAGTACAACTACGCAAGTTTCTAGACGAAATCAAAGCAACAGAAACTGTGGGCAACGGGCGTATTAACGCAGATATGGTTCTGCTTCGAATCAATTAAGTAATGGGTGTTCTGGTAAATACAATACTAGGACACCCAAATGGCCACAGCAGATACAACCAATTTTTACGCCAATGGCGTAATGATCACAGACAGTCTTTACAACCCAGGCACCGGAACAGGCACTGGACACATTGCTTATGATCCCAATGAAGATCTAGGCACAATTTCAGCTCCTGAACTAGAGACCGTAAACAACAAGCGCAAAGAAATCACAGATTATATCCGTTTGCGTTTAGCTGACGGCATTGTGGATGTTGAACTAGACAAAGAACACTACGAGCTAGCAATAAAATCAGCGTTGAGCAAGTACCGCCAACGTGCTTCTAATAGTCAAGAAGAAAGCTATGCTTTCTTAAAGCTCAAACCCGAAACTCAAGAATATATACTGCCCAACGAAGTAATGGATGTTAGAGCGGCATACCGTCGCGGCATCGGCAGCGTGACTGGCACAACAGCAAGCCAATTTGAACCATTCAGCTCGGGCTATTTGAACACATATATGTTGGTAGCCGGTCGTGTCGGTGGGCTACTCAGCTAC